TTGCCAGATGCATAAGCCATTACGCTCGCCTATAAGATCTAATACCGGGTGCAATGTTTAGAGAAGCTCGATCCTCATCTTGATCTGCAGCCCGTGCAAACTCTTCTTCATAGAAAGATTTGAGTATTTGAACACGATCTGGCGCTTTCTTGAGCGCGATGTAATACGCAAGACCAGCAGCCAAACAAGGATAAAACCTGAAAGGCGTATCCACTGTGTTTACAGATGCATCTGCGTCTTCAATCCTAACCAATCTATTGATGATCAGTTGATCAGTGGAGTTTTCTGATGCAGGCCAAATGTAAAGTCTAGGTGTTAGCTGTTTATCTAAGAAAAACTGAGTCGGCCTAGCCTGGGTATCTTTATTTGGAATATTCCAATACTCAGACCTACCAATCTGGCTCATCTGTATATCAGTTGTTTCACTGTTTTCTGTTCTACGCAAAACAACATCAAGCACATCAATCGTAGTCGCAGATAAATCAAGAAACTGATCACCGACAGTCAACGTCGTTGTCGAGTTTGTAACTGTCCATTGGTTAAGCCCTCTGTTTGCCCAATCAGCAAACAAAAGATTCAACGATCTGCGAGCCGTCACTGCGTCATAAGATGTACGCAACTCAAGCCCGCATCGTTCAAAAGCTTCTTCGATGAACTCAGCTACATCTGGTGTGAAGTCGCTGCTACCAGAAGTTGTCATCAGGTATAACTCTTGATTACTTCTAGAATTACCGTGTAGGTATCTCCACTGCTCGCACCGATTGTGGTGAACTTAACATCTCCCGTCTTACCAGAGCCTGCGTCATTTGGTATAGCAGAAAAGCTTGAGTAATCATGCATACCATTTGAGTCTGGAGACAAAGCGATTATTAACGTGTCAGTTGTTGCATCGTTAAGTAGCTCAACACCCATGCCTACGCACTGCCACCATATCTTTGCTATGGCAACTTCCGTGCAAGAATCTCCACCACTGTTTTTAGTTAACGCGCTTACATCAATCTTGGTAACTGCGCTTTCGCCAGTTCCGTCACTAATGTTCGTAAACTTTAAAACAGCTTTGCGATTGTCATCCTGAATTGTTTGAGAAGTTACTGTATCAGCCATTTTTTCTCCTAGGCAAAGAGGGCAAAAGCCCTCTTGTTATAGCCACATGTCTATTACTGATCAGCAAACGCAGGAGCAGTGGTACTCGTAACATTTCCAAAGATTTGATAGTTAGTTGTGTCTATACCCATGATGGTTACATCAAAACCAGCAGGGACATTAAATTGAATGCTGCTGTTTGAGTTGCCATCAGAGAACACTGAGCTAACTTCATTACCGTCTGTATCTAGGAAAGTAACTCCACCGATGTAAAAGTTGGTGTTACCCGGAGTCACGATGATTGCATCAGTAGCGTCAGCCGCTCCACCTGCATAAACGAATCTGAACATTGATCCAGCAACTGGCGCTGGCAATGTGTAAGTGTTGTCTTGTCCGCCATCTGGCACCAACAAAACTCGACCACTGTGAGTGGCGTTAGTAAGAGTAACGTCGCCGTCTGAAAGGCTTACGGGAGCGCCCCCATAAGTAGTAATTTCTGTAATCGCACCGCTAGTTCCATCTTTGCTGATGGACTTAAATCCATTCTCTGATCGGACGGGGCCGTTGAATGTTGTATTAGCCATGTTGATCTCCTGTCTTGGCTATGTCAGGCGCGGGATGCACCTGTCAGGGATATGAGTTTTATACAGCAGAAAAAGAAAAGGGGCAACAAGTGCCCCTTTCTTTCAATGTTCCATGTGAAACATTAAGCGCCTTGTGATGCGAACACAGCGCGTGGATTACTGAAGCCGAAGCTATAACGCTCTCTGGCCTTGTAACGCACGTTACCAGTGTTGAAATCACCTTCCATAGAAGTGGCGATTGGGCTTCGCTCAAAGTGCTTGAAGCCGTCTGGGCAGTCGGTCAAGACAAAGAATGCATCAGTGTCAGTCAAGAAATGGTTGACTGCGTAGCCTTGAGGCAGCAGACCCATGTTTCTGATTGCGTTGATGTCGTTGTCAGCCGTTTCTACTCGTCCGGGAGTTTCCAGCAAGCGATCCGCTACGAACTGAAGTTGAGGCGGAACAATCAGCTTGGTTCCTTGCAGAGCCAAGATCATGTTTCGATCATCAACAAAAGTCGAGATGCTGATCAATGCGTTCTCTAACGAAGTTTCGTTGAGATCTGAAAACGCAGAAGGACGGTTTGAGAAAGTGCCGCCACCAGCAAGAGGGTGATCAGTAGCGACAAGAGACTTGCCGTCACCGCCCAAGAAGCTAGAGCTAAACGCATTGTTCAATACGTTTGCAGCTTTTACTTGCTTAGTGTGTGCCATGCTACGAGCCAGCGCCTTTGTATAACGCGCACCAAGGCGATCATACAAATTGTCTTCAACCGCTTCCTCGGTGAGCGCAAAAGCGAGCGCGACGGTCTCGTGCGTATATCGTGCGGTGAAACCTTCAGAAGCTTGGTCGTATGCAACGCCTTGCCCTTCAGATTTATCACGCGCATTACCAAAGCCTACGATCAGAACTTCTTCTTCAAACGCTCGGTCTGAAGCTTCGGTTTCAAAGATCTCGGCGTGCTCGTTTTCATAACGAGCGTATTCCATGCCAAATAAAGCGTTGAGACCAGGCTCTAGCTCTTTGGCTAATTGTGCTCTTGAAATAGCCATTAGTTAGCCTCCTATGCTAAGCCCGCGCCTTTTTGGCCGAATATTGAGTTCTGAATCACAACGAGAACGTTGGTATTCGCCGTAGCAACATCTGAGTTTTCTGGGTCAGCAGAAATATCGATGGCCTTAATAGGCAATCCTGCAGTTGTTGCGCCAGTGGTGACATCAAGCTCTGCGCCTGAAATGCCTGTCACTGTGCTGCCAGAACTGGTGTACACGATGTCAAAGTTACCGAACAAGTCAGCAACTGGGAACGTGTCATCAGCTTGGATTTCGTACACAACATTCGGATCATCAATGATAAAAGCAATGATGTCTGAAGCGTTGGTGCTTGCAGGGTAAAAATTGCTGAACACTTGTTCCTTGGTTGTAGGATCAGTGTATTGACAGCCGTTAAATACGCCAACGATAGGCACAGTGCCTCCGTCTGCGTGAACCTCTACCGTACCACCAGTTACTTGAGCAACCATATCTCCTTGGAAGATAGCAGTGCCATAGTTAGCGGCGATTCGATATCGGCTTTGTCCTCCGGTATAGGGCGCTCCCCCTATCATCCGTACTGGACGCATACCAAAAGCGGCATCTTGATTTGCCATTTTTGAATCTCCTAGTTAAACACAATCAAAAAGAGGCTACGATTTGTTGCCTCGGCCAAAAGATACCTGCGTCTTTCTCTCTTTTGAGATTGGCATTGCAGGGTGTTCATCGCGCATCAAGTCATTATCAACAGCTTTCATTTGTTGATCAGTCTGTTGCGCGAAATAAGCATTTCGCTCTTCCACAGTCTCTTTTGGAATCTTGGTTAACATCAAACCACCGACACCGACTGTGCCTGCATGGTTACCATCATCGATAACAGGCAGGTCATAGCCTGACACTTCGCTTGGATGTACAGGTTCGTACCCCTCACGAAAGCGCATGTGCACGTTAGTTTTATCTGCTTCACCGCGTATGTGAGTTCTCACCCAACGATACTGCATTCCATCAGGAGCCTCTGGAGTCTCCAATACTTGAGGTGGAGTCCACGGTTTTCTTGCAGCCTTTGAAGACCGAGAAGAAGCGTTTCTTGGGGTTCTATTAGAACCTGGTGTGTTAGTTTCTTCGCTCATGAACCTTGTAACCTCATCTTTTGTTTTGCGTACTCCTTAAACGGAACCCCTAATTTTCTAGCAAGTTGCTGTTCGCTGGGGCTAAGTTTAACTTGACGATTATTTTGATTGCGTCCACTTCCTGTTATGCGCGTACTGGAGACAACGGTCTGGACGGGTTGTTGTTCGCCTCCTGCGGGAAACTTATGAGGAAGTTCCTCCCTCATACGTCTATCTATTTGAGAGTAGTATTCATCAGACTCTAAGTCAATTCCACTGCTCTGCAATTCATTGTGTATGGCAAATGCTACATTTGTCATCACACTATCTGTTCCGAACCATTCGTTGTTGGTCGCCCACTCTTGCGCCCGAACAGATGGTTCTTCGTAAACAGGCTGGTCTTGTTGCCCGTAAACAGGATTAGCAAGACCTTGTTCACGTTGAAGTTCTTCAAAGCTTTTTGCTTCTCTTGCTTGTTGATTCTGCCCTTCAAGCCACGCATCGTACTGCACCTTGTAATCAGCTAAATCTTGCCGATACTTTGCAAGGGCATTTCGATCCGCTTCTGCTCGAGCAAGAAGCTGTTGAGCTTCTGCCATAGCTTCTGGATCACCAGATTCGTAAGCGGTCTTCAAGTTACGTTTAGCCGCTTGAGCCTGTGTCTCAACACGGTTTTCCATCTCTTGGCTGTAGTTTTCTTGAATCTTTAGATTCTGCTCAGCACTGGATGTTTGCGTATTCTTTAACTGATCAGCCAAAGCATCGTTCTGCGCCTTGATTTCCTTGGCATACTGCAATGCCTGAAGCTCACGACGCTGATACTCTTTTGCTTGCTTTACAGCTTGATTGATTCTGTTTTGAGCCGTTCTGGCTTTTACTTCAACCTCAGAAAGCTCCTCTTCATCGCTTGGCTCTGGGGCGTCAAAGTCTTCTTGAACAGAATCTTCTGTGACAGGTGCAAGATCGTCAGCTTCCTCTTCAGAAAACTCAATGATTGCATCCTCTTCTTGAACTTCTTCTTCAACTCTACGCCCTTCTGGGAGCGCAGCTTTGTTTATGTTCTCTTCGTTATCTAGCTTAGATAACGCTTCGCTCAGTGTTTCTTCGCTCATGTTTCACCTATGCAGACTTAATATCGTCAGGATTGATAATTGTGCCAATCACTTCATCGTCATTGATGATGCGAACTTCATGGTCATCTTCCAAAGAAAAACGAGCGCCTGCATATCTACCGATAAGCACCCAATCACCTTTCTTGCACCATGGTTCGCCACCAAACTTATCGTAATCTTGATAAGCCAATGGGCCGACTTTCATGACATAACAAACAGATGTAGCTAAGTTCTCCTTGCTCACAGTGGACTCAAGAAGCTGTATGCCGCCATCTGTTACGCCTTTACCCTTGTATGGCAGGACTAATAGTCGCCATCCTGTGGGATCAGGCATTCTTTCAATCAGAGATTTGTCTAACACGGTAGGGTCTAAAACCCTTTCGCTTTCGCTTACATATGCGTCCGTAACGGACGGTTTTGCTGCGATGGAATCTAAAGATAGATCACTCATCGAGGGGGTCTCCTTCAATCTGCAACGCTTCTTTTATTTCGTCACGCAGGGTGCGAAGCATTGATAACTCACCCATTGCGAATCTGTAATCCTCCATCGTCTTGAT